CTGCAACCCTTTCGACTTCGGGATTGCGCTTAGGATGGGGTATCATGACGGGAATGACGGAATTCTCGTGGCTCAAAAAATCGTATTCAAGAAACAAGATGCTGGCTCAATGGTTGAACCGGCAATCGCCTTCAGTGATGAGCAAGCCCTGGCTTTGGCCGATGCTTTCGCAAATGCGAAAATCATTCCGAGGTTTGCTCAGGAGCGTATCAATCAGCTCGAAGAACAGGTCAAGCTCCTGACGGAATACAAGGACGATCTGAGGAAGCTGCCAGAAAAGAAGGAGGGTTGATATGGCCTTCACAGTGACGAAAACACCAGATGAGGATGGGAACTTCAGAATCGTGAATGCCACAACCGGCGTTCTGGAGTTGAGGACGGACAACAATTCGGCGCTTGATGCCGGTGGGTCAGATGACAGGGAGCGGATGGTCCGCATGGCTGGCCACATTACGGAGTCGATGGACCGGAAGAACAGGCCAATTGGAGGGAAGACGTGATGGAATACATGCCGAATCCGACAGCGAGGGCTTTTCATGAATGCGACGATCATTTCAAGGCCATTGTTGGGCCGATTGCATGCGGAAAGACTACGGCATGCATCATGGATATGCTTGGGCGCTGCAGAGAACAGCACAAGGTTGACGGGGTCAGGAAATCCCGGTGGGCGATATGTTGTGCCACACATGAGAGCGTGGTGGCGCTTGGGGGCGAGCTGAAGGAATGGACCGAGGTGCTCACGTTTCACATGCTGGACAAGACCCGTCCGATATTAGCGCGGCTCGTGGTCGATGACATCGAGGTAGATTTCTACATATTCGACATGAGCAGAGATGACGAACAGCAGAAACATGCAATCCAGGCGATGGAATTTACAGGCGTTTGGCTTCGGGATGCAGACTCGCTCGAGCGTGAAAGCATCGCAAGCATGTTCTGCAGGTACGGGAGGTATCCCTCAAAAAGGGCCGGAGGGTGTAAATGGTACGGCGTGATCATGGACTATACGCCTCCGCTGCCACTTGAACATTGGATTCGCAATGACCGCCCACATACCGTATTTCGGTTTCCGAATGCAGCAAAGGAAGTCGAAGGTCGCCTCGTCGTCAATGAAGATGCAGAGAATCGGAAGAATCTAGTAGCCGGGTATTACGAACAGATAATCAACGACATGCCGGAACTTGCTGTTCGAAGTTATCTGATGGGTCAGTGATTTGAAATAAGGAATTTGGCAGCGCCCCTGGATCTAGGACGGCCCCAGCTTGAAGCTCTTGGCGCGACTTGAGCAAACGGCAGGGATACCGATCCACCGGCGGGGGTGCTGCTTCTCATTATGGAACCTACATCTACAGATACAGAGAAGATCCACTACAAGGCGGAGCCCACGCCGCGCCTTTTTCATGCCTCAAATGCCTTTGTGCGTGGGATCATGGGGCCCCTAGGAAGTGGGAAATCGTGTGCCTGCACATGGGAAATCTTGGAACGCTGTATCCGTGCAACACTCTGGAACGGAAAACGTAAGTCGCGCTGGGCAATCATCCGCAACTCATACTCTGAACTCCAGGGAACAACGATGAAGACGTTCCTTGAATGGCTTCCAGAGAAGACCATGACGGACTACTCCATGCAGGTGAAGCACTCGCCCCCGATGGAGGCCAAGCTCACGATGCAGTTGAAGGATGGTAGCACAGTCGAGGCTGAATTCCTGTTTCGGGCACTGGATAGCGATGATGACGTGAGGAAGCTGAAATCGCTCGAATTGACAGGTGCATGGCTCAACGAAGCCTCTGAGATCCCATTTTCAATCTTCAAGATGGTCCGTGGCCGTGTTCGCCGATATCCGTCAAAGCGACAGGGTGGATATGAATGGTCGGGCGTGATAATGGATACAAATCCGCCTTCTGATGATAGCTGGTGGTATCACATTGCCGAGATTGAGAAACCGAAGAACTACCATTTCTGGAAACAACCGCCAGCAATCGTCAAGGTCAGCGAAGACAATGAGAAGCACCCTGTGTACATGCCCAATAATGGGAATTACGGAATGTGGCCAGCCGAGAACGTTGAGAATCAGAACGAAGGATTCGCCTACTGGATGGACATGATCGGCGGCTCTGATGAGGAGTGGATCAAAGTCTTCCTGATGGGACGGTACGGGAACTCAATGGGTGGGCGCCCGATCTATAGCGGCTACAACGATGATGTCCACTGCCCGAAGGAAGATATCGAGCCCATGCGCGGACTTCCGCTTTTGCTTGGGTGGGATGCCACCGGACTCTCGCCTGCCGTGGTGTTCTGTCAGATATCACCTCGCGGCCAACTTCTTGTACTCGACGAGATATGTACCGGATTGACAAAGACCCAGATGAAGAACATGATGCTTCCCGCAGATAGATATTTCGAGGATCGTGCGATTCGGTCACTGGCACGCGATGTGGTAAAGCCATACCTCACGAACCGTTACACTGGCATGCCATTCACATCCATTGGAGATCCAGCAGGGAGCCAGAGAGCCGCCACAGACGCATCTACGTGTCTTCAGGAGCTTGCTGAGGCTGGCATCCCTACAGAGGCGGCCACAACGAACAGGTTCCTTCCCAGGCGCCAAGCTGTAATCGGCTTTATCGAGCGGATGGTGGACGGAATGCCCGGTATTCTCATATCGAGACGATGCCGCGTGCTGAGGAAGGGCTTCCAGGGCGCATATCGTTTTCGCCAGAAACGACTGACAGCCGGTGAGTCAACATCAGACGAGCCAGAGAAGAACTTCGCCAGTCATCCACAGGACGGATTGCAGTATATCGCGCTCTACGCCGAGCAGGGCTCGGGGCCACAGGAAGGCACCCGCCATACATCGACACAGAAGCGCCGTGAGATCAAAATACGAAGCCAGAACGCATATACATGATCGGCAAATCCTAAACTCAACGCTGAACCCTATCAGCATTGAGAAAAAGTGTAGCGAAACGCTACACTCCACCACCTAGACATTCGCATAACTTCGATACTTCTTGACTATATGCACATAATCGGTGTATATTCCAGAGGCAAGTGGATAAAACTGTAACGAATCGTTACACATGTAACGTAATAGGACACATTTTTCACTATGCCTACCATAATTGAGAAACAGCCAAACTCGCGGGGCGTAAGCTCAGGGGGCTCTGGCCTCCTCAAAGTCCTTAATAACAAGCAAATCGAGAAGCGCGACGAGGAGATAAAGCGTGCTAATGCTGTTCCTGACGAACAGGCCGAAGAGGGCATTGATCAGATCGGTGCCTTGATCCGACGGGCGTTTGAAGAGAATGCCAGGCATCGCAATGAATCTGGCGTTGACGAAAAGCTGATCAACTCGCTCAGACAGCGGAATAGCGAGTATGAACCAGATAAGGCGTCGGATATCGAGGAAGCTGGCGGGTCTGACGTATTCATGGGGATCACCGAACTCAAGTGCAGGGCGGCTGAATCATGGGTTTTGGACGTACTGTCATCCGATAGAGGGCGCCCGTGGGGCCTGAAGACCAGTGAGAACCCTATCGTGTCCCCAGAGGTTCAGGAGAAGATTGTTCAGGAAACAATCGCTGAAGTCCAGAAGGTGCAGCAGCAGGGCGGCGAACTCACTCAGCAAGACATCTTCGATATGGCCGCGAACATGGCTGAACTCGCCGACGAGAATCTTCGACAGGAAGCCGACGACAGGGCTGACGGCATGGAGCGGAAGATTGCACAGCAATTCAATGATGGCGGCTGGAATGACGCATTCCACGATGTTGTCAGCAATATGGTGACGCTGAAGGCCGGGATTCTCAAGGGTCCGGTAATCCGGCGCCGGAAGAAGCTGCAATGGGCCAAGAAGCGCGGCAAGACCGTTGCCGTCAAGAAGGATGAGATTTTCCACGATTGGGAATCCGTCAATCCGCTTGATATGTACCCGTCGAAATACGCTGTTGGTGTGAATGACGGAGACCTTATAGAGCGCCAGCGATTCATGCGTCGCGACCTTGTCGCACTAAAGGGTATAGACGGCTACGATGATGCTGCAATCGACGCCGCACTCCTAGAGTATGGAACGGGTGGGCTCAGAAACTGGACCCATCTCGATGAAACAAGGATGCACCTTGAAGACAAGGGCTATTCACAGGATGCATCACCGATGGATTCGATTGAGGCCCTTGAATACTGGGGTAGCGTCCAGGGCGAAATGCTTATTGCCCGTGGAATCGAGAGGGACCCCGACGGCGATCCAATCAGCCCGACGGCGGAATACGATATCAATGCGATTCTTGTTGGTGACTTCGTGATTTACGTCTCGTTCAATCCAGACATCCTTGGCAGGCGCCCATACTCAAAGATGGGCTGGGCAAAGATACCGGGGTCATGGTGGTATAAAGGTGTGCCAGAGCTGATGAGAGACCTTCAGACGATCTGCAATGCCACAGTGAGGGCGCTCGTGGACAATGAAGCCATCGCGGCAGGGCCTCAGATCACGTATACGGATATCAACCGGCTACCGGCAGGCGAACCTGTCGATCAGATATATCCGCGCCAGATCAGGACTTTCACGAACAACTCGCAAAGCTCACTGCCGCCTGTGACGTTCGATCAGATCCCGTCCATCGCCAATGAACTCGTGGCGATCTACGTACAGTTTGCGAATATGGCAGATGACTATACAGGCATTCCGGCGTATTCACACGGGAACGACAATATACGCGGGGCAGGAAGGAC